CACACGGAAGGCCCAGGCCCCGGCGGCGCAGGCGGCCCGCGCGTCACGCGGCTGGCGGCGATGGCCCGGCTGTACCCCGACCTGCGCTTCTACGCGCCCACCCCGAAAGCCGTCGCCCCATGACCGCCACGCTCATCATCCTGCGCGATCCGGCCGGCATGCTCGGCCGCGAGGCGCACACGCTGAACGGCACCGACCCGCTGCAGCACCAGATCGAACGCCTCATGCCGGGCGGCGGCGCCGAGTGCGAGGTGGTGATCAACTGCGAGCGCGTCGACCCGCTCACCGATCCGCGGCTGGACGCGCCTCCGCAGTGCGGCGACACGGTCGTGGTGGCGCACCGGCCGGCGGGCCTGGACCCGATAACCATCGCCCTGATCGCCGGTGCGCTGCTGGCGGTCGCGTCGTTCGCGCTGATCCCGAAGCTGCCCGACACGCCGACGGCAACGGACAGCCCGAACAATCGGCTCACCGGGCAGAGCAACGTCGCGCGGGCCTACCAGGCGATCCCGGATGTGTACGGCCGGCGCCGGGTGTGGCCGGACTTGATCCAACCGTCGACGGTCGAGTACGTCGACAACGTCAAGTTCGTCACCGAGTGGCTTTGCGTCAGCCGCGGTGAGGGTGTCGTCAGCGAGGTCAAGTTCGCCGACACGCCGATCAACGACGTAGACGGCGCGGAGTGGGCGCTGTACGAGCCTGGGGGTTCTCCGCCTCCTCCGTCAGGCGTCATTGGACCCATCCCGCCGCCGCCTGCGCTGTCGCCGCCGATCCCCGGCATCCCTGCGGGCTACGCAGAGAGCAAGGCCACACGACTGACCGGCGTGACCGAGGCGTTCGCGTCAGACGATGTCAACGGCCAGGAGCTGACCGCAGCGCAGGCCTATAAGCTGGTGCAGGCCGGATTCCCGACTAGCTACAGCGGCACCACGACGGTGACGATGACTTTCTCGGACGGCGCGCACTGGGACCAAATCCGCGCCGCTCCGCTGCCCCTCACGGTGAGCCTGTTCCGCTTCCAGCGTTTCTTCGGCGGCGACACTTTCAACGTGACGCGCACCGGCTCAATCACCAGCATCAGCACGTCGGCCGGCGTCGTTACGTTGGTCTGCACCATCAGCTCGGCTCTCGGACAAAGCCTGCCGTTCACGGTGAGCATCCAGCCCGCAGGGGTCTCGGCGTTTAACAAAGTAGGCCCGTTCACGCTGCCAATCGCCGACGCAACGCGCATTCGCTGGAACACGACTTTTCTGCGCGGGCTGAAGGGCTCCGTCAGCATTCTGGCCGAGTGGTGGAAGATCGACAGCGGCGGCGCTGAGATAGCCGGCAGCCGCGAGACACAAACGATTGTTTACGATGCCGACACCTTTGATGCTCAGTACCGCACGACGGAGGTTGAGCCCGCCGCGGGCGCCGGGCGCTATCGCGTAGAGTTCACGCGCCAGGACACACCAAACGCCGACGGCAGCGACGTGGCGACGCTTGAGGAGCTGTACGCGGCGCGGTACTTCGGCATCAAAGACATCCCAATTGGCGTGACTGTCATACGCGTAATGACTCGCGCCACGGAGCGGGCAACAGGTCTGCGCGAGCGGAAGTTCAACTGCGTTTGGGAGCGCAATGTGCGCACTCTGTCAAGTGACACTGTCAGCGCCTCGCGCAACTTCGCCCGCGCCATGGCCCATCTATGGACCATCAGCGGCCAGCCGATCAGCGAACTCGACACCGCGGCGCTGGCGGCGATCAACACGGCGCTCGGCGAGACGAACGCGCTACTGCGCTTCGACGGCAGCCTGGACGACGCGACGGTCAGCCTGGAGGAACGCATGCAGCTCATGGCAAACCACGCCCGCTGCCTCTTCTGGCGCGACGGCCTCAAGTGGACCGTGACGCGCGACCAGGCGCGCACGACGCCGGAGCTGCAGCTCGACTACCGCAACCTGGCCGGCGGCGCAGACAGTGTGGTCAGCGAGTCCTTCCACCTGCCCGGCAGCTTCGACGGCGTCGAGGTCGAGTACGTCGACGAGGCCAGCGGGTCGAAGAAGGCCTACGTGCGCATCAACATCAGCAGCGGCGCCCCGGTGGTCGGCGCCGTCGCAAACCCGCTCAAGGTGGCGCTGCCAGCCTGCACGACGGCGGCGCAGGCCACGAACCGCGCGCAGCTTGAGGCCCGCAAACTGCTGTACCAGCGCACCAGCGTGACCGACACCGCGCTCGGCGACGCGCAGCAACTCGGCCCCGGCTCTCTGGTCCGCTGGATTGACCCGAATGACTTCGCGGGCGACGACGGTCTGCAAGCCGGCGAGGTGCTCGGCATCGCGGGCAGCGTCATCACCACGAGCGAGCCGCTCGACTTCAAGGGCCAGACCAGCGGGCGCATGCAGTTCACCGGCGCCGACGGCCTGCTGCTGGGAGCGACCATCGTGTGCACGCCGGTGATCGGCGAGCCGTATCAGGCTACGCTGGCAAGCGTGCCGGCCGGCCTGTACGTGGCCGACTCGCCGGCATCGCAGGTCGGCAGCCGCTACGCCTTCGCCGTGGGCCTGACGGGCGCCGAGGTCGAAGCGGCGGGCCTCTACACCGTGACCGAGCCGCGGCCAAACGGGGACGGCACCTGGGCGCTGTCGATGGTGAACTACGACCCGCGGGTGTACGCCGCGGACTAGCGGCCTCGGTTCGTAGCATGGCGGCAAACTTGACCACCAGGAGACCCCCATGAAGCGCATTCGTGAAACCCTCGCGTCCTGGCTTGAGCGACTGGCCAGCCGCTTGCGTGGCGGTGGCGGCCCAATCGAGCCCCTGCGCGGCGGTGGCGGCCCGAAGGAACCTCTCCGTGGCGGTGGTGGCCCTAAAGAGCCCCTGCGCGGTGGCGGTGGGCCTATCGAGCCGCTGTGAAGGCCGTCGCCTGCATCGTCGTCGCTGCCGTGCTTGCTAGGCACTACGGCTGGGGCCTAGTCCCGCCCGAGATGGCTGGCGTGGCAAGCAAGATGCTAGGCGCGCTGGCATCGCTCGTGTTCCTGGCGCTGATCGCCGCAGCGTGGCGCCGTAAGGCCGTCTGGCTGGCGTGCGCTTACGGGGCGTGGGAGTACGGGCAGACGGCCGTTTGCTCGGCGGCGTACATGGTCAAGCCGTGGCCTATTGAGCCTGGCCAGCCCATGTGCAGCGCGTGGGCCGGGGTGGATGTTGGATTCGTGGGGCTCCTGTTCGCGGCATTTGTCGCGTACCGGCTCACCTATCAAAGTTGATAGGTAACAAAGACAAGCACGGGTGAGAAAATGAGCGACAGACGGCCAGCACAGACCATCGGGGAACTGGACATCCACCTAGGAAACGTGCAGTCACGACTGACAGACATAGCGAATGTGATGCAAGGTATGGCGACAAAAAGCGACATCACCCGCATCGAAGCCACCATGGCGCAGCTAGCGACCAAGGCTGAAGTCGCGGCGGAGATCAAGGCCATCCGCGACGAGGTGCACCAGTTCAAGCCCGGCACCCTGATTCGCCGGTTCATGGTCGCGTGCGCTGCCATCGCTGGTGGCGCCGCTGCTTTCGGCATCATGCTGGAGGTGTTCCGCTGGATTGAGAGGGCGCCGAAGTGAAGCTCATCCCCAACTGGCGCCGGGCGTGGCGCATGGCGTCGGTGCAGTTTGCCGCGGTCGCCGTGGCCTGGGGATCGCTGCCGACTGAGACGCAGACCTCCATTCTGTCCGCCATTGGGATGCCCGCCGAACGCGTGCCAGCTGTCCTAGGCCTGCTGATCTTGGCGGGTCGGCTCATTGACCAACCGAAGGCCCATTGATGCCCAACATACATGGCGGCTGGAGCGCGACAGCCGAGCCGGATTGGCTTGCCGCAGCCCGCGCCGACATCGGCCAGCGCGAAACTCTCGGGCCGAACGACTCGCCCTGGATTCGCACCATGCTGGCAAAGCTGGGTGCCAAGTGGCTACTCGGCCAGCCGTGGTGCGGCGGCGCGGTGGCGAAGTGGGTCAGTGAAGCCGGCTTCGTGCCCGTGCCGAAGTGGTGGCAGGCTCGCGCCTGGGCCGATTGGGGCCAGCCGCTCGACCGGCCGGCGCACGGCTGCGTCGTCGTGTTCGCGCGCCAGGGCGGCGGGCATGTCGGCCTTGTCGTCGGCGAGGACGCCGCCGGGAACCTGCTGGTGCTCGGCGGCAACCAGGGCGACGCGGTCAACGTGCGCGCCTTCCCGCGCGCCCGGGTGCTGGCCTACCGCTGGCCGCCGGGGCGTGAGCTGCCGCGGTTCGTGGAACTTGCCAAGGGATCGGCTGCCGCGACGACAGGCGAAGCGTGAGGGCGCTTGCCGCCGCAGCGCTGCTGGCCGGCGCCGCGGGCTTTGGCGGCGCCTGGTGGCTGCAGTCACTGCGCTGGGAAGCCGCAGACGGCCGGCGCGCGGCGGCTGATGCCGAGAGCCAGCGCCTTGCACAGCGCGCGGCCGACAGCGCGGCGGGCCGTTTCGAGGTCGACCGCGCCCGCATCGCAGGGCAGCGCCTCATCATCACCCGGGAGGTCGAGCGTGTCATCACTGTCGAGGCGGCTGCTGCCGCTGCTGTGTGCCTCGGCCCTGACGGCCTGCGCCTCATCGCCCGCGCCGTTGCCGGCGACGATCCCGGCCAGCCTGCGCCAGCCGTGCCCGCCGCTGACCCCGCCCGCTGACGGCACCGGCGCGGCCGTGCTGCGCGCCATGGTTGAGTGGGCGGCAATGTACCGCGAGTGTGCGGCCAAGGTGGATGGGTGGCGAACCGCGGTGCCGGAGTCGTCAAGCGCCCCCTGACCGCTCCCGCTCATCTCCCAATAGCCTCGCGGATCCTGCGCGCGTAGTACGCCGCATGGTTGTCGATGTGCGAGCGCTTATCGTGCTCGGCTTCGAGGATGCTTGCCGCTGCACGCATGCCGTCGTCTCGGGCTGCATCGCGCTCTGCTGTCAGCACCCGCTCCGCAGCCATAAGCCGCCGCGCAGTATCGCGCGCTGCTGCAAGCTCGGCTGTCAGGCGCTCGATAGCGTCTGCGGCTTCGTCGGCCAGGTCGCACAAGTCGCCTGCGCTGGCGTTTGGGCAGCGCAGCCGCTCTATCAGGTCGCTCATCATCACTCCCAAAAGTCCCTACGCGGCGACGGCACGCGCTGAAAGCTTTTCCGCAGCCCCTCAAGCGCGCCAGACCAGCCGCAGACCTTCCACGGCTTGCCATCCGCCTCAATGCGGTACGAGTCCACCCGCCGCGTCTTGAACAGGTGCAGTGTGTGCGTCACCGGCTCCCCGCTGTCGTAGTCCGTCACCGTCACCACGCGCCGAAGATCGGGCAGCGTCGGCGGGTACAGCCGCGCGGGCTTGCTGGCGTTCGCCCGGTCGCGGCCACGGCGCAGAGCTTCGAGCTTGCGCGCGTGGGCGGCCTGGCGCTTGGGGGATGGTTTGCGGTACATGCAGAGCTTGCAGGGATTGGCTATAGCTCAGTTAGGCGCGTTCAGCCCTCAAACGTCGCGCTATCGTTGTGGTAGCCCTTCGCCACGCGGTAAACCTCGGGCGCGGACAAAACGCCTTTCTCGGCGAGCACCTCAACCAAGCGTCCAAAGGCTTCAGAGCAAGCCACCGCGATTGCGCGTGCGCGCTCAAGTTCTCCGTCATTCCGCACGTCGGAAATCTCGTTGTCTACCCACGTAGATACCTTGCCCTCAGAGTTCCAGCCGTATTGGTTGGTTTTGATCTTCATACGCTTCCTCGCTTCGGCGCCGCGCGCCTAACACTTCGCACAAGCTGACACCCCACGGCGGCAGCTCTATCGCGCTTCGTCAGCGCACCAGCGCCGTGGGGCGCAGCTTTCCTCAACCGTTAGCCGCCCGCCTCACTCGCCGCGCCGCAGGCCGAAGTCCTTGCCCTTGATCTTCACCAGCCGCCCATCAGGGTGGTGCCACACAACGCCCTCGATGTCGCGCCCGTGCAGGTACTCGCGCAGCGCATCGAACGTGCGCGGGCAGTCGGTCAGCACTTCGGCCCCGTGGCGCATTAGCACATGCGATGCGTAGCCCTCGGGGTTCTTCTGCACCTTCGGGCCGCACAGCTCGTAAGTGCCGTCCGGCAGCGTGCCGCCAGCCGCGGCCAGCGCTTCGCGGTGCCGCGCGTCATCCGGGCCTTCGCCCACCGGCACCCAGCCCGGCACATCGCCGGTCACGCTGTCGGGCTCTTGCGCAGCCTCAAAGCCGACCGGCGCAACCTTGCCCGCCTTCAGTTCGTGGCGCTTCCACAGCTTGCCGTCGCGCCACATGCAGCAGGTTCCGTCCAGCTTGCGCGTCGCCACGCCCTCGCCAGCGGCCACCCACTCGGCACCGGGCACGAGTTCGTCGCGCACCAGGCGGTCGCCATCGTAGTTGCGCTGAAACAGGCTCAGGGTCTTCTTCATTCGGTCTTCCTTCTTGCTTCGGCTAGGGGCGGCTAACCCCTCGCTCAAGTTGACCCGCAACAGCGGGCGTGGTGTTCGAGCTACCCAGCGGCGGGCAACTTAGCTCGAACGTTAGGCCGCTAAGGCCGCCTTTGCGCGCTCAATCCATTCCAGTGCATGCGGCACGCATCCGGCGCCATGCTCCGGGCACTCCGGTATGGCTCGCAACACGCGCTCACGCTCGGCCAACAGCTTGTCGGTGATGTCAAGTTCTTCGCGCAACTTCTCGGCGCAACTGTGGCCGCCGTGCTGACCTGTTCGCCAGCGGTGGCCGCAAGTGCAGCACTCAGACCACCCGGCGGGCGGCCTAACCCCCTCGCTCAACCGGACCAATGCCGGCGGGTTGCTTTGTTCCATCTTCATGCTCCTGTAGCGCCGTCATTGGCGCGGTTAGCTCGAACGTTAGCCCTCAGTTCACAGGGTGCAGCACCACGCAGCGCGGCTTAGCCTGCATCTCGGACCACTCAGCGGCCGTCATGCACGCATCGTCGGCGGTCCAATCCATCGAGTACACGTCACCGCTCCATGTGCTGTCTGGCACGTACACCGCGTTCAGGTCGGCACCCGCCAGCGGTGAGTAGCCGTTCTCTTCGGCATCCTTCTGCAAAATCACGTCCGCCTCGGGGTCGGCTTCGGCCAGCGCTGCCATCAGTTCCTTTACTTTCATGCTTCACCTCATGAGGGCTAACCCCTCGCTCAAGCTGACCGCGAACGGCGGCCACGTTTTCTCGCTTCGTCCAAGCCTCAGCGCCGTTCACGGCAGCTTAGCTCGAACGTTAGGGCGCACGCGGCGGGCGCAGTTTGTGCGCCTTCAGCAGTGCGGCCTCGATCAGCGCTGCGGGCGTGTCGGGCTGCGCTGCCATCCACTCGACAAGCCACGCGGGCAGGCGCACGGGGACGTTCACGCGGCGCAGGGCTGGCGGGGCGGGTGGGCGCCCGCCTTTGTTGGGGGGGGTCATGCGGTCACCGCCACCAAGTAACCGCGCCGCTTTGTGGGCCGCAAGCAGGTGCCCTTGTTCTCAGCCGCAGGCCATTCGTGCGCGCCGACGTAAACCTTCGCGTCTTTGAAGACTGCGCCAAGCAGCCGCGCCCACTTGTCGGCAGTATCGCGGCCAACACAGCGCACATGCACATTGCAGCGCACGGCGCCAAAGACAGAGATCGACTCATGCCCAAGTCCAGCAGACGCAAGCCGCGCCTGCATGGCGGCAAGGGCTTCCGCCCTTGCGCTCACTTGTTGGCCTCGATCCACTGCTTGGCTTGCGCTTCGGTTTCGCAGACTTGGACAACCTCGGCGCCTTGGCACACTTGGAAGAACGTCATGCGTTTGCCGAGGAACTTGATGGTCTTGGTGGCGATGGTCATGTTGCTTGCTCCGGGTTGCGTGTTGCGATGTAGTTACTGTAGCACAACAAACGCCAGCGTCAACAACTATTTTGTAACACGCAAACATGGTCACGCTTCGGCACCAGCGCCCTAACACGCAAATCAAGCTGACCCACTACGGCTGCGCCTCCGTGGGCAGCTTATTTGCAACGTTATGCAGCGCCAACAGCCGGGTCTTCTGGCGCCGCAGCATCAATCGCTTCGTTCCACTCGCCGGGCAGCAGGTTGAAAATGCCGCGCAAGCCCAGGGCGGCGCCCTTGTCGCGCAGCTTGCGGTAGCGCTCGGCGTCCTTGCGCAGCGCGGCGGCTTCGTCGCGGTACTCGCGGGCCTTCTCCCCGTTCGCCATTGCCTGCGCAAAGTGGCTGTCTTTTGCTTCGGCCAAGTGTTCTATCTCGTCAGCCGCTTCAGCCGCTGGTCGATAGTCGCCGCTGCTTTTGGCGCGCAGCCATGCGCAAAGTTCGCTACGTCCCATCATCTTTAATCTCCCGTTGTGCGCCACCAGGCGCTGCATAACTACTCGCTCAAGCTAACCCGCCTTCGGCGGCCCGCTTAGCTCCAACGTTAGGCCGCCTGTGGCATTCCAGCATTGGCGGGCTCGTATGTGTCGGCGCTGTCGCCGCCCAGCGGGCGCAGGCATTCCTCTGCAATAAAGCACGGGAACTTGCCGCCGTGCGCATCGCACAGCCACCCCGTGCTTTCGCCAGGACCATCACAGAGCGAGATGCCGCCATTCCGCGTGGTCACACTTTGCCCGCGAATCCCGCGCCGCAACACCGTTACAGGGCGGCCAATGTCCTCGGCGCGAATCCACGGACGCACGATGTAAGCGACTATTTCCGGTTTCACTTTCATGGTTTTTCTCGCTTCGGTTAGGGCGGCCTAACCCCTCGCTCAAGCTGACCCGCTACGGCAGCCAATGCCCGGCCGCTCCGGGC